GTACGCAGTGTCCAGACCTCTTTGTTGCTGGGCTTGCTGTTGTGCGCCGTACTGCGCTTGCAAGGCGTTGATGCCCATGCCCTGCTGATACTGGCTCTGCCCTAAGTTACCCAACTGACCAGCGGCTTGGTTAGCCATGCCGTAGCCTGCAAGTTGATTCTGCAAGTTCTGGTTGTATTGGTTCTGTGCGTTGGTAAACGCGGTGTTGTAGCCCTGACCAACAATCTGATTGATACCTGTATTGCGATTGCGCTCGTTTTCAGCCGCCATGATCGCTTCGCGTGAGCCACCAAACGCACCTGCCTGAGTAGCCGCAGACTGTTGTCTAGTACCACTAATGTCGTACGCACGGTTGGCCTCAGCAATTTGAGGAGCCAAAGACATCTGCAAGTAGGGGTTCATGTACCCGCCGACTTGGTTTTGGAATCCCCCAGTAGTAGATTGCCCAGCTACATCAAACCCACCCAAACCCGCACCGACCGATGCGGCAGTAGCCTGACCAATCTGAGGCGCAACGCGCATATTCTGCGCACCTTGGAACGCTTGCTGTTGCATCGGGTCGAACCCAGCAATGCGCTCGCCACCATAAGGTTGGTATGGATTCTGGTCAAGGTCAGTTACTGCCTTACCCTTGGACAGTACGTCTTGCGCATACGGCTTCGCCCAATCAGGTAAGTCTTGGGTCTGTGTAGTAGACGATGCAGGTTGTGAACCGCCGCCACCCCCACCACCATCACCAAGGACAAGACCCCCATCGGCTTTTAAATAGGTGGCGCTGTCCCCAAGCGGCTCGCCTAATGCGTAGAGTTCACGGCGTGAATAACTTGTTCTCATAGATCAACCCTCATTACTTGGTGGGTGTTTTCCATACCCATTTTCTTGTACATATCAACCAGTGTGCCCCTTGCCCAGCACTGGGCTTTCTTGGCACCGTTGAGTCGCATGAAGTTTTTAGCTTCTTCAAACACATAGTCCCTGACAATACCTTTACCACCCATCAGGTTTACATGCGCAACGCGCTCCATCGGGTAGTCAATAAACTCAACTGTACAAGCACCAGTAATGCCTTCATCGGGCTCTTCCCACACCAACAAGTGTGTCTTACCTGTACGGATGCTGTACTCAATAAACTGTTCACTGTGTGACCCGGGCTCTAAGTCCATCGCTTTTTTTAGCAAGGGTAGGGCAACAGGCCATACATTAGGCAGATAGTTAGGGTGGACGTGGTGTAGTGGCATGTCTACGCAGGGAGATACTTCTCAGACCGGCTGTTCTTTGCCACTCTACCTTTACCTACAGTTTTACCACGAGCCGCTTGGATTCTGTCCATCATGGCGTACAGTTTGCGTGCGCCAGCCTCGGTTGAACCGTTGCCCAACTCTGACACGATACGGGCGGGAACTACAAATTCACCATCAGCCAAACGAGCAGGTTGCTTCTTACCAATCACGGCAGGAATCGAATCAGATACGCCATCGCCCGGCCCGCGAAGTAAGCGACCACCATCAGAATAGCCACCCAAGTTATATCCCGCATCTGAGATACCCCCCATAGCCATACGTGGGCGCTGGTCAAAACGCCCATGAGATAAGTAACCCCCACGAGCATCGCCACCCATACCGGGGGCACCTCCATCACCGCCGCCGGAAGCGCCTCCACCATCACTACCGTCAGTAGCAACACCCATCCCATTAGAACTGGGGCCGGGGCTTACAGAAACGTTTCCGCTTGCATCTGATGTAACACTATGCCCGCCAGCATTTGCTGCTGCGATTGCAGCGGCGACATCTGACATAGAACCTAATTGCCCATCAACAATCGCCTGACCTATAAGGCCAGCTAAACCAGAAACAACACCGGGTGCTTGACCAAGACCCATCATCCCTAGACCAACACTTTGTGCGGTGTTACTTACTCCCTGCCCTGTAGAACTCGAAGGTGCTCCCGACGAAGCTGGGCCACCGCCAGAACCGGGACCGCCTGTGTCGTTATAGATATTTACATCACGGTTTTCTGGCTTAATTGCGTCGGCAATACCGCCTGTATAGCGTTGAGTCTGTGGGTCATAAGACACGCCACCAGCCGCCATGCGTTGTTCACCCGTGTATGGGTCAACCGATACATCACCCGCACCCATCAATACGTTCTGAGAGATAGGAGTTTGGTATGGGGTAGCGTAAGCATTGTTATGCAGGTAGGCTTGTGGAAAACCCGTATTAGCGCCGATAGCGTTGTCGTTAGACATTTGTTCTACTGGACCGCCCCCTGCGTAACCCATAAGTCCACCATCTGCGGCAGTTTGGGGAACATACGCACCATAACCGGGGTACATCTGTTTAGCCTCTTCGTCAGAAAGGGCGGTGTATTGTGGTTTGAAATATACGTTTTCTACGCCAGTTGGACTGGCAGTAGGCGTAGGTGTTTGCATACCGGGGCTAAACTTGTAATGCGGTACAACTTGTTTTCCAGCGGTAGCAGATGTAGGGGGAGGTGTAAATTTCGCCGGTTCCGTTATAGCAGGAGCCGCAGCCGCTAACCCCATTCTGGCTAAACCAGAGTAGCTTCCACCACCTATGGCTTTAAATTTATCTGCTGTTGGGTTGTCGTATAAAGACTTAGCGCCTTGTTTCACTGCGTCAAACCCTGTAGGCGGTGGATTAGCCAACAGTTGTTCATTTACGATATTGCTTTTTATTGTTGCAAGCTGGTCAGCAGGTAATGCTGATGGAGTTACTACCCCCGGGTCTATGTTTGCATAGCCGGAGTTCATAGCAAGTTGTTGTTGTGCCTGTTGTTGCGCAGTTTGTCTTGCTACTTCTTGTTGAGCACCTTCAGTAGCAGCGGTCTGTGCCGTTAGTCCAGCTTCAGAAGTAGCAAGACCTGATAACCCACCGGCTAAACCTGCGCCACCATAAGCACCCAGACCAGCCGATAACGCACCCATTAAACCTTTATTTGGGTTCATTAAATAACTACCACCGCCAACAAGTAATCCCGCTGTCATTGGGTTTATAGCACCGCCAGAAACAGCCATCAATCCCGCGCCCGCGACCATTGGAAGAATAGAAGACAAGAACCCTGCTTCGGGCAGACCAGTCTGTGGATTGATAGTTAGTTGACCACCATGCGCCATAGCCAAGTCGTTAAGGCTCTTCACCTCATCGCGGGACATGTGGACAAGCGTAGTGTCGGGTCCACGACCTTTGTGGGCTATATGTTTGGCAGCAAGTTCTAGGCTCATTTTTGCCTCGTAGATGGGGGGTTAATCGAGTTTATCACGCCTTAATCCTTAATGGGTAACTAGATGCAGCCCCACCAGACGTATCGTAGTAAATATCACCTGAACGCAAGTTAGCAAAATCCGCTTGTGTTGGCAAGCTAATAGCTGGCGCACCCGCTAGGGTCGGTGTAGAACAACTTAACGCAGAAATGACTTGTGCAGGAAACCCACCACTAGCGGGTGTTCTTTGTGTGGATACTATTATTGGGCCGGGGTTATCCAGTGCATTAAAATACTGGCGAAGAATACTCAACAGAGCATCTACAAAACGCTGGTCATATTCAACCGGAGCGGCTGGAAGTCGTGGGGCGCTTACACCTTTGCTTGCCATACTTATCTCCTACCATCAGCGCGAACATCAATACGTGGAGCACCTAGTTGCCACTGTGTGCCTAATGTATTTGACTCAAGTTTGAACGCCATCTGACGTCCGCGAATACGTACGTATATCTGTTGAGTAAATTGTTGGACGTTATATGCCGTAGTGCTTGCATATGATTGCGCACTGGTTACCGCTGGGTTGTCGGAGTCGCCATAGTTGGCACCGGGGTTTTGACGTGGGCGGACCGTAAAGTTAACGGAAGGCGCTGCTGAGGTGGAGCCGTCAAAAGTGACGTCAGGTATAAGACGCCACACAAAACCAAAATTATGGCCGTCACCAATATCAAAGTCCGAAGATTGAACATAAGCGTCAATCGCAACTGGAGTGCCAGTCTCGTTGTTATCCACACCTGTTTCTTGGTATACAAGAGCGCCGTTTGTGTATGCACCGCTAGAGGTATACCCAATAGCCGACATAGGCTCAGAACGCAACGGACTATCTAACCAAGCAGTGCGTGGGCGCACAGTTGTGCCGTCCCAAGTACCGTAGTACCAAGTACGCTCAAGGTGGTTATAGATTACATACCGGTCAACTAATACATTTGGAGTTGCCGCAGTGCCTGTCCCATTTTCACCGGTTGAAGTAGTACCCGTAAGAGATACATAAGACCACCAGATTTCGTTGTAGCCTTCGTTTGTACCAGAAAAGAATTGAAACGCTTCCTGCACATTGATATTAGTGTAGATGTATTGACGCAAAGCACACGGTAGCGTTTCTACACGACCAGAATATGTATAGAACTTATCGGTGCCCATCCAGTATGTGACGTTGTTAGCTGTAGCTACAGCATTAGGACTAACAATAGAAATGTTATCCGCAAGAAGTTGATTACCCCACACATATGGAGCACCAAGGTACTGGAACGAATAAACCGCTGAGTCCGTATACACCAAAATTTCTTGTCGTGCTTGTATAGCAGTAACAATAGCGGAGCCGTGACTTAACCGAATACCCCCTGCTTGGTTAGTAATAGCAGGTAGCCATGTGACTAAAGTATTTTGATCGGACCAGCGAACTTGTAATGGGTCTTGCGCTGTTGTAGCGTATACGCCTGTCGGGTCGTTACAACCAAAAGCAAATGTAAAGCGTGACGAGTCAGAGACCAATACAAAATTAGCTACAGAAGGGCAGGTAGCATCGGGGGTAAATGTGCCTGACTTTGTAACTACACCGACACCTGCCGCAATAAGTTGCCCACGGTCAAACACGTTTGGACTTGAGTTGTTAGCCCAGTAGTACATAGGGTTGCCGCGAGGGTTAAATACCAAGTCTTCGCCGTAGTTAGACTGGCTCCATAGGCGTAGCTGAATACCTACACCAGTAGTTGCAGGAGAACCGTAACCTGTAGCAGTTGATGGATACTGATAAATTGCAGAACCATCTGCATGTGCCGCCGCAGTGCTATTTACACCACGAGTTATCGTGCCAGCGAAGGTAGTGCCTGTAATTGCCGTATAGGTTATACCCTCGGTGCCAATCCAAATAGTTCCGCTTGCCGCAAAGCCTGTTGTAGAGACTACAGTGATAGCAGTAGTAGAACTTGCAGTAACCGCAGTGCCACCATTTATCGTAGTTGCAGCAGAAGGCCCAGTTGAACCGCCGTATCCACCCGCACCATAGCCCGTACCAAAAGTAAATGTTGAGTTACCAGATGTGATCTGGTAGTTTCCTACCGTAGCACTACCACCATTACCAGAATCGCTTCCGTTTGCGTTTACAGAAGCAGTGATTGTGTATGTGCTAATAGTAGGTACAGTTTGTACTTGGTACTCTCGGTTTAGAACTGCGGCAGTAATGTTGCCCCCAAGAGAAACTGCGCCAGTAAAACAAACAAAGTCTCCAATTTGAACACCACTGCTTGTGTCGCTAACAGTAATAGTGGGGGAACCAGATGTGGCTGAAAAAGTTACATCCCCCGCCGATGTAGTAGCACGGATAGGGGTCACGTCGTTGAACGCGCCGCCACTAGAGTTTTGTATATAATATTTGTAGTTAGTGCCAATGGCTAATAGGTTGTAGCTAACTAAGTTAATCCAATTCCACATAGACCGAGCTACGCCCCAATATACGCCAGTCCCACTTGGTACTGAGGCCGCTGTATCTGTTCCGCTAGTAGCCGTCAACGTTGTAACAGGAACTGTGGGGAAGTAAACACCACCGTCAACTTGCCATCCGCCAATCTTCTCAGGATAACCGGAACGAAAACGTACCTTGTCGCAGTCATACCAACCACCCTCATTAGATAGGGTAGTGCCTTCGCGGTTAACGCCGGGTCTAAACTGTAGTTTCTGTAATGGCATTTTTTATCCTAAGAACAGGGCACGCTCGTCTTTGCGACGATTCTCCAACCCTTTGAGTATTTTGCCACCCGCCTTGCAATACTTCAAGAGTTCTTCCGCAGCGCCTTCCATATCCCCACGCAGAACCTTTTGACGGAGGGTTGAACGCTGTAGTGTTCCCAGACCAACATTAAAACTAAAAGATATGAGAGCATCATATTGACCTTGAGTGAGGGGAACAGGACAGAACTGAACCACACCTCGCTCAAACCGAGCCAAATCTGCTTTAAGAATTCCATTGACTTCTTCCATGCTGAATGTGCGGTTGTCTGCGTCTTTAAGGGCAAACCCGTCACGGTCTTCTATCTTCATCTTGCCTTGCTCTGGGTACAAGACATGCCCCACCCCCACCGTCCACAGTTTGGCTGGGCAGCGATAAGGCTTCTGACGCACACCTTCATGGTGCGTAATCATCTTCAAGGCTTTGTCTGACAGGTTCATTTCTTGCCAAATGCTTGTGTACCAAACCAGAACGACACCACAGATGCCCATATGATTTGTGTCTCGTTATCCCAAAGCAGGTCTAACGCAACTTCAAACGGCACTTCCTTGTAGAAAGCAAACCAAAAGCCAAAGATTTCTACAAAGGCAAACAAAATGAACAAGCCATAAGTTATGGCAGGGCGCACCATAGCGCGGGCGTTAGTTACCCACTGACTAGCACCTTGACCGATAGCAATGTCGTGGGCATATAGGGCTTGACGCTCTTGCATAGCAGTCTGTGCGTTGGTCACTTCAGCGTTAATCTGAATCTGCTCTGTTTGGATATGCTCGATGCGCTCTTGGGCTTCTAAACCGGCCTTACGTAAAGCCAGTTCTCTTTCGGTCTGCATCTGCGCCAAGGCTAGTTCATGCGACTTGTCTGCACGGTCTTGAAAGAAGTCCATCAGTTTGGGTAACCCGCCCATCAGGAAAGACAGCAGGGTTGAGAATAGTGTCATCATTTCTTGGCTCCCATTTTTTCACGTTCTTCCAGCAGTTGAACCTTGACTTGAAGCTGGTGGATGTCCTTGTAAATTTCTTCTTTTAAAATATGACGACGCTCGGCTGAAAGCGGGGAATCGGTGGGAACACCCTCTTTGGTAATCAATGCAGGCATAGCGCCTTCGATTCGTGTCAACCGCGTGGAGAAGTCATTGACCTGCCCCAAGAGCCAAGCAAGGGATGCCACAATGATAGGAATGACCGCTTTTAATACATCTGCCCAATTCATTTCTGCTCCTTTAATTCACGTTTAAGTTTGCGCAACTCTTTGATCTCTTGTTTGAGTTGTGCTTTCATATATAGGGTTTCTACGTATGCCATCGAAGTTACTCCTACGACAATACATATTGCTACCCCTATCAAAATCCACCAGACAAGTTTCGTAGTTGCCACATGAACCACCCAAAAAACATTGATACGAACATCACGGCAATCACCCCACTTATTGTTTCAATAACCCGAATCTCGTCTTGCTCTTGCTTCCACCTTGCCAACCTATTCCTGCGTATTGTCTCTGACCTTGCCCACGCTTGTTCTTGTTCAATTCTGGCGTGCATCTTGAGGAATCGGCTATACAAGTTCTTTAACTCCGCTGGCGCGTAGACCATTGCCTCACGAACCTGTTCTAGCAACTTCTCCATCTGAAGCTCTATAAGCACGCGCTCCACCGCTTTCTTGCTGGTGTTTTGCGTTGGGTCGTAGTTGGTTTTGCTCGTCTCCTCTAGTTCAAGGTAATGGTTGTTAATCTGTTGTTGCGTGTCAAAGAGGACTCCGAGGTTTGCCCCAATCTCGCTGATGAGTTTGAGTTCAAGTTCCTCGTAAGACTGTTGCTGTTTGGTTGTGGCTTTGGCTTTCGCTTTTGCCACAGGCTTTTCTTCGGTTGGCTTGGCTGGTTTACTAACGAATAGACCAATGAACCAATCAAAAATGCCCTTGATTGCTTTGACATCGCCAATGACCTGCTCGGCTGTCTTCTTAGCCCCTTCAAGCTCCATACGCCCTTCATGTAGGAGAGCGCACCCCTGCTTGATAAAGCCAACGGCGGTTTGGGCCGCCATGAGAAGAGTGAAAGGGTCCACACCTTAGTACTTACCCTCAGAAAAAACATTAACAAAAACAGTTCCATCTTCCAAGGCTTCGATCTCGTGCCATTCTGCGGCTTTAAGATTTATGGGTTGTGTGTTTTTGTCAATGATTTTTTCTATACCTTCTTTGCGTATGACGCAACTTCCAGCATGGCAAATAGTTAAATGCGCGTATGTATGATCGTGGCGTGGTAGCCCCTCGCCTTTGTTAACGTGATACACATTAACGCTTGCACCATCATAAGTGACTTGATGTTTCGGGCTGACTGCTTGTGTCATTTTCTTTTTCCGTTTTCACATCTAGCCACTTACCAACATAACCCATTGGTGTGTTGATATATCTAACTTGCATTGCCATTGTTCCGTCGGCTTTGTGAAGCATACGAAACTCAGGTGTAGAGTTTGGATATATCCCGTACGTCATAGAGTTTGTGAGCCTGTTGTTGCTGGTTGATTATTATCCGCATTAGCAGAAACTGGTGGTTTTGGTGGTGGTACATATTCAGCAATAACGCCATATTCACCCGCATTGCCTTTTACCCATAATTCTTGGATATGACCATATGGGTCTGTAGCATTTACGCCCGTTGGATGTGTTTCATTAAATTCTGCATATTTAACATTGCATGAAAAAAATGTGTGTTCTACATCACACCATTGCAAATCTGTAACTGTTTGAATAGTAAACATTTTTTACCTCTCTTTAAGAAATACGAATCCATAAGCCCCAATATACTTGGGTTTGATTAGGACAAGGGTCATAACTTCTACCTACCGCTCCAGATAACGTTCTCCATGTGCCTGAAGCCGCAGTTGTAGTTACGTATCCACCAGAGCCAGTTCCGGGTGCTGATACGTTAAAATCTCTTCGTGTAGAACCATAAGGGGCACCTTGGTCACCACCGGGGCTAGCGGACCAATACCCAAGACTTGACCCTGCTACTGTGCCGTTACAAAAAGTTCGGCTTGAAAAATTACACAATATCGCCTGCGTTCCAATACTGTTAAAAGATGTATCAATACTTAGTGAACCACTTGTCGTAACAGTTCCAGTTAGTCCGTTTGTTCCAGATACTGAGGTTACTGTGCCAGAACCAGACGCATTGACTGTTACTGCACCAGTAGCGCCACTAACAGTAATACCAGTACCAGCAACAATAGATGTAACTGTGTTTGACGAAGTCCGTGCAGTAGTCTGCGTTGTTGCGTCGTTAAACGTAAGGGTTGTGCCGCTTATTGAAACTGCCATGTTTTACTCCTTTAGGGTGTTCCACCGGCACTGACATCGCCGAGGGTTATTAGGTTACCAGATGAATCCAACGATGCTACGTTAGTGCCGTTGTAATTGAAGTACAACTTTGTACCGGTTGGTGTTACGTTCCACCCACCTGCGTTTGCAATACTGCCAGCACTTCCAGTTATGTTTTGTACTGAAGAAATGTAACTTGTGGCGTTAACAATATCTGTACCGTTGGACACCAAAATAACTTTAGTAGCATTTGCAACTGATATACCCGTCTGCCCGCTTACCTTGACTGTGACCTGCCCAGATGACGTGTTGTTGTAGATGAAGTACAGTTTCTTGTTAGCAGGAACAATTAAGTTAGTGCTTGCTCCACCTGTGCCAGTCAACTCAATGAACATGTTCCTTGCGTTAAGGGTTGTATTTGACGCCCCTTGAGGGATGGTCATTGTGGTGTCCGTACCAGTGGAAACGGCTTGAGTTACGTAACCAGAAATAGCCTGTTCAATCAGCGTACCAAGGTTCAAGTTGTTGGTCGCACCCCAGTTACCAGCTTGGTCACCCGTGCCTACAAGCTCTAAGGCTAAATTGGTTGAGTATGTTGCTGACATGTTCTACCTCATTGTGAGTTGTTTATGGTTGTCCAGACAACTGTCTGTGCATCAATAATCTTAATCCAGCCTGATACAGCTTGATTATCCGCCATGACAACGTTTTCAGCAATCGCCGCCTTGAACTGAGCAAGGATTGTTATGACATCCGCTGGACTGAAGTTCTCCGCTATGGTTTGCACAAATGCGGACTGCTGAGTGCTGGAGTCAGCGGAAGTTAACGCCTCTGTAATACTAAACAAAATTACTAAACCGGCAAGATAGTCCGCTTCGGAAGTTAAGTCTTCTGTCAAGCTCACCGCAAACTGTGCGGCAATCGTAGGGGCGTCTTCACTTGTTAGGGCTTCGGTGATTGCCGATTGGAACTGCGCTGTGATAGCCAGTACATCCAAGTCCGTGGTGTCTTCTGTAATAGAAGAGGCAAACTGAGCGGCTATGGCCTGCGCGTTATCCGCACTGAAGTTTTCTGTAATGGTTTGTAATACCGCTAAAAAAGACACCACAACATCTGTCACCGTTGTATCTTCAGACTGGGATACGGCAAACTGAGCGGCTATTGTTGGGGTGTCAGCGGGGGTGTAGTTCTCTGCTATGGTTTGAAGGAACGCGGACTGCTGAGTGCTCGAATCGTCAAAAGTAAAACTCTCAACCACACCAGCAAAGAAGTTACCACCTACGTCGTTGTCAACGTCATCTACAACTATATTTTCGGCGATTAAGTTAAATAGTACTTGTGATTGGGTGCTGAAATCCGCCATGCCAATGTTTTCCGCCACGGAAAACGAAAAGGCGTTGTTTGCTTGAGAAGCAAAAGGTGTTACGCCAAGGGAAGGTATCCCAAACATTACTTCTCCAGCGCAGCTAATCGCGCCTCAAGAGCCACAACCCGTTCAGCTAACTTAATAGCCGCAACGAGAGCCGCGCCACCGTAGTTCACAGACAAAGTGCCGTCTTCGCCAGCAATAACCGCTTGCTCTAAAACTTTTTGAAGGGACTGAGCACCAACACCAACCTCGGTAGTTTCAAAGTCTGTACGATCAAAAATACCGTTTTTAACGCCAGCCAACTGTTCAACAAAGTCGGGGGCAACATCGCGCCAATTAGTCTTTAGCCGCTCATCTGAAGACGCTGAAAACACCGTAGCAGACATAGTGCCCGTACTTGGGTTGTAGGTAAGTTTGGTGCTCGAGACTTTTATTGAGGTGAGAGACCCAGATGTGGCTGTAGCAAAAGTTGGATAGTAGGTAGCGGCTGTAGTAGTGTCATCCGATATGGTTGCGCCAGCCGCCGCTTGGAATGTAGGTAACGCACTTGCGCCATTAGAAGTCAGCACCTGCCCAGCCGTACCAACACCAGCAATAGATTGATACGCACCAGTGGAAGTAGTTCCACCACAAAGCACAGCGTATGCTGTCTGAGTAGTAGCGCCTGTGCCGCCGTTTGCAACGGGCAAAGTACCCGTGACGTTGCTTGCTAAATTGCAGTATGTTGTTGATGTTGACCCGGTACCACCAGCCGCCACAGGTAAAGTACCAGCCGCAAGAGCAGAAGCAGAAGTGGAATAGAGAGCGCCGTTAGCCGCAGTAAAGGTTGTTAAGCCTGTGCCACCGTAGCCTGTAGGAATAGTTCCGCCGTTCCACGTACCGTTTGTGATAACCGTAGTACCAAGGTTAAGAGCGTTAGTACCCCAAGTCACTGCTTCTGGCAAGAATCCGTGGACATCCCATGTACCAGCAGTTGTGCCGTTAGATAGCAATACAAGTTCAACCGCACCGCCAGCGGTGATAGTGCCAATAGCGCCAGTAGCGTAGTCTTGCAATGTCAGTGTGCCAGTAGCGTTGTTGTTGAACACAAACGCCACACCTGTAGTCAAAGTAGTAGCGTCAGGCATCGTATAGGTCTGGTTGCCCGTGCCGTTTAATGTCTGTGAATAACTAGAAGCCGCTGTTAACGCAGTTGTACCGCCCGCTGCTGAGACAGAAGAGTTTGATTGATTAAGCCTGTTTACATCTACGTTCTGGTTGGCATCGCGCAACATTACCGAAGTTGCGCCAGAAGAAGCGGTTACACCTGTGCCACCATAAGCCACGCCTATGGTTGTGCCTTGCCAAGTAGCGGAAGATATAGTGCCTAGGGCGCTTACGTTACCCGACGCATCTTCATATACAGCACGACCAGATGGGTAAGTAACAAAGATGTTGCAAGTGCCACTAAAAGTAACCGCGCTTCCAGAGTTACTAGAAGCGTAGACGGTCGTACGCGTGAGCGTAGGCCCCGTAGTAGAGTACGTGCCCAGACCAACTTCCCAGTTACCAGAAGCATCAGTAGCCGCGTAGTACGTCGTATTGGTATTACCAATAACAGCGAATGTCTGAAAGCCAGCAGCCGCACCAGTAAGCGTGAAACTTACAGTGGTGTTAGCCGTACCCGTTTCTTGAACACGGTTTTCTAGAACGAGAGCCATTTAAGACTCCTTTATTAAGATGTCGCGGTAGTCGAATAAGTAACGCTGACAGTATCGCCGGAAGTAACAGTCTTGGCAGTGCTGAAGTTACCTTCTGAGTACAAAGTACCCGCAGTGCTAGAGAGTGTGCTGACAGCGCCTGTGCCTGTTACCAAGAAGCATCCATACACAGTAGCAGAACCAGTCATCGTGTAGGTAATTGCTGTTGCTGTAGAAGTTGTTACGTTTGATGGTGTTGTGCCAGTTGAAGAGGCTGCTGCAAATACAGCAGTACCACGTACGCCAGAACCGCCAACGGTGTAAGTAGTCAACTCAGTCCATGTCTTAGAAGTCATGGTGTCTGCGGCTGCAAACGTAGTGCTGTTGTTGATCAAGCCTAAGAATGGGCCAACAGTTGTGTAAGTACCAGAAGTACGTAGTAAGGTATCAAGCATCAACTGCTTACCAACAGCTACAACTAAGTTAGGGAATTCTTCGTTCCACTTGAGTTTGCCATCAGCATCGCGGCACTCTACTTTATAGTAGCCGTCAACACCCATGCCCTCTGGGATAGAAGCGTTTGCTTGTAGCGTTGCTACTGCATGGTCGCCAAAGTTAGAAAGTTCGTTTTGCATATGTGCTCCTATTAAGAGATGCGGATGATTGCAGACGTGTTAGTGACTGCGGGGAATTGTACAGTGAATGTACTCGTAGAGGTCTTATCTGAACCAAAGTCAAGCACGCATACTGCGGGGTTTGTTGTACCGTTATCCAAGTAAATCAATGCACCTCTTGCGGTGATTGAGCCTGTCCATGCGGCGTTTGTAAAAGATAAATAGGCTGTAGCCATTCCAGTTTGGTTACCGATCGTGGGGACTTGAGAAACTGCCAGAGTCTGCCCCCCTGCCGCGTAATTTCCACCTGATGCCTCACCTGTGCTTGTGTAAGCCGTGGTCGTAGCATCTAACGTAGCCGCGTTGGTATACAACGCAATCTTGTAGACCTGTGTTGTGCCAGTACCAAAATCAAACGTGCCATCAAGCAAGCCAACTAAGAACGTATTGGTAGTGAAGTTACCCGTGAACGCCATTATTGAACCCCGTTATTCTGAGGTAGCGGAGCCACACGAGCCTGACCAGAGCGATAAGCATCGCTACGCTCCAGACCATCACCGAGGCGTTTAGCAAGTGCAAGGGCTTCCTTGTACTTACCATCATATAAAGCCATCATGTCTGTCTCACCCTTCATGTAGGTGTACGCCTCAACCAGTGAGCCGTATAACAGAACAGTATCGAAGTTATCGCCCAGCCAAGTCTGACCGGTTGAAGAAACAGTAATAGATACAGGATAGTAGTAATAGTGCAGTTCTACTGTGTAAGAAGAGTCTGGGGTCGGTCCAACCATGAATGAGAGTTCATTGGTGATTGTGCCGCTACCGTTAACAGTTGGCCCAAACAGTGCGTAGTATTTAGGAATCCCAGTATCTGTTGTTGGGTTGGGGTATGCCTGACGAATGAAGTTCACGTCCTTATTCAACAAATACTCATACGCACCGGTAGCATCGACTACAGCTAAAGAGTAGGTGGACAAGAAGTCATCAGGGCAAGACAAATATTTATTGGTAGATGTCAAATTGCCTACTACGTTTTTACGTAACGACGGAAACTGAACAGAGTTGTATATACGCTGTTCAGCTTGAGTAATAAAGCGATTCAGTTGAGTCGTTGAAGACACAACAGTGTTGTCCGCCAAAGTGGTAGACGGAAACGTATTTTCTGTATACGTTTGAATCGCTGTTATTAGTTCCGTGTAGGTCACGCCATCGGTCCTCTGCACATAACGCCCTTAGTAGCCGCGCCCGTACCACGCATCTTGATGCCGGTAGTTTTGACGTTAGTGTTAGCTGGGTTGCCACCACTTACACGACGAGCGGGCATACCACCGGGTGTGGACTCACTAGCAGACATACTGTTAGGGTCAGTCTTGTACCCAATATCAGAACCTACAGCCTTACCAGACATATCGTGTGGTTGCGCGTAGACGCTGGCAGAACCAACTTCTTTGCCGCCTTGTTTCATGCTGAATTTAGCCATATTAGCCTCCGCGTTGATTGTTAGCGCGTGCAACGTTACGACCCACAGCCTTCATAGCTTTGCTGGTAACACCGCCTTTAGCCAACTTAGTCATTGGCTTGCCGGGGTGCAATTTTTTCTCGTGCTTGTGCACAGCGCCCGCGATCATTTTCTTGTCCTGCTTTAAGTCTTTCTTGTCCATTTTCAACTCCTAAGTTGTTGCTACCGTAACTGTACCTAATTGCACCGATAAAGCCAAGTTATTTGGCGTCAATGACGCATCAAAACTGCTTGACCCGCCTACTGGTGCCCAACCCCATTGGAAGATTCGGCTACCACCTTCATTTGTCCCAGTACCACTTTGTGTAGTACCACCACTCACATTCGTCTGCAATCCACTGTTGCCAGAAATTATGTAACTTCTGTCGGGGCGAGGATTCCTCAAAGCCTGTGGGTCGTCCACAGGGAACATACCCAACTGCAACTGCGGATGATCTGGGTCCCAACACTCTGGGCATACCAGCAAATTGTAGTTCTTTAACTTGATAATCTCAGTCTTCAGAACCTTCAACTTGAACCGCTGACCACAGCGGTCACACTCCGAAATCGCATATTTGCCAGAAGCAAAACGATTACCCATTAGAGAACCCTGCCTCTCGTTCTACCTCTTGCAGCAATCCCATCCGCACGGCTAGAAGCAGTTACTTTACCGCCTCTCTTTAGCATTGGTTTGTTATTCTCTTCTTCAATACGTTGCTCAAGCCGTAATTGCTTAACTTTACTCTGTTCATCACGTTGATTACGGTCAACCGCTGACCTCGCCCCTGCTTCACCGGCAAGATTTTTAGTGGCTCTTTCTGCCGAGTTTACTAAAGCGTTATCCATCATATAACTATTAGTGGCTCTTTCAGCTTGTTTTTTAGCTTCTTGTCTTTCAGCTTGACTAGTGCCCCAACCGACGTTCTTCCATACACTATCTGGAGCAATCCCAGACCCTATTTCTGGGGTTTCTATTGTTCTAGTAGTCGGTCTTTTGGTAGCACTTTTCAACGCCGTATAACCAGCCCTAGCTGGCGCAATCAATAAACCTTCTAAAGTCGTATCAGGCTCAATAGCTTGTTCTTTTTCTTTTAGCCGTTTCCAAGCCTCGGACCCATGCGGTGGGTGCTTTTCTAATACAGATTTATATTTGGTAGCCATGACTACCTCCCGATGTAGGTCTGTCTAGGAACCAAACGCAACGCTGCTTTCTCGTGATCTTCATACGCGGCAAGTTCCCAAGCCTCGTCATACTGTGCCTTCAACATGGCTATACGCTCCATACCCTGTGGTACTTTGCCAGCGATGTAGTACGACAGACCAGCCGCCATACAAGGAATAAAACGAAACGGCACGTCCATGATGTTCACACCGCCACCAGCATCTTGGGTGCGACGTAGACGCCAATACACAAATGTGTACGCTTGTGAGTTGTCGGGAGTAGGCCAAACAGTTATAGCTGGTACTTGTTGCCAGTACACAGTAGCCGTAGCCGTATGCCCCGCCGCAATAGTGTTTTGTTGCCCACGGAAGCAATTATTCAACGTACCGCTAATAGCGTTTGTGTTCTGGGTGATGTACCCGTAATTGATAATCTCGTTATCAATCTTCACGAACCCAGATGCAGGTAAACCCGTAACATCGCTCAACACGATAGACGTGTCGGTGGAGGTAATTGTTGTTGTCAGCGTAGATGTTATAGGCGAAGTCTGCCCGTTGTAACGCTGAATCCAAACCTGAATAGGTCTGGCTTGTGTTAACTTGTTGGGGATAGTTGCGTACGTAGAAACACTAATACGCGTGATTGTCAAGTCGGCTTGGTTAGACGTGTTATTTGCATCTGTACGAATCAAATGCTCAAGCAAGTCAATCGTATCGTTTGGCAGGGCGTATGTGTTCTGACCGGGAACTAGGGTGATAGACCCCGGCTCGATAGTCCACATGTTGATGCCACGGTTTGCCCAATCAGCAAACATGATGTTAAGGCTACGTCGCGCAGTGCGCAGGTCATATCCAGTGCGCAGTTCACTACCGGCGCGTTCAAACGCCTCCTCGACCAACTCAGTGAGGTCGAGGTTAAATGCGGACGCTCCGGAGGTATTTGCCATTACTTGGCTTTCTTCTTACGAGTTGAGGTTTCTTCGGCAAAGTGTGCTTCAATTTCCGCTTCAGTAGGCTCAACAATAGGAGCAGGTAATTGAGCCGCAACCTTAACAACCAAGGCTTCTAGTGTAGGGTCAGCAGCACCATACAAAGTTTCGTATTGGATAGCTTTAGAACGAAGAGCATCTAGAACGATTGCGTCTTCTTCAGCAGTTAGAGTGAATTGAGACATATATTTCCTTTTACCTAAAACTTGCAGTTTTCTTTGCAACCGTTTTGGGTTGCGCTACGAATTGTTTTCCGGCTTTTTTGCCAGCGCGTTTCGCACGCGTTGTTGCAGCGTACTCAGCAGGGCTGAGACTTTTGATCGCAGCTTCTGGAAGGTATCGCTCACCTGTTTTACTAGACGGTTTTCCACTTTTGGTTCTCCATTTTTGGTCACCCCAGTTTTTTAAGGACTGCTGTGGCGCTTTCAATCTCGGTAACCCCCACCTGCCGCCTTGTACTTCTTGGCTACAAGTTGGGCTTTGCGTGCTGACCATTGTCCTGCACCTGTGCCCTGCGTTGCTGCGGCTTTTACTTGAGACACAATCCGCTTACGCAGTTCGGGTTTTGTGTAATTGTTAGCGGCGTTAACTTTTCCACCTTCAGCGTATTGTGTGAAGTCGGTGTCATCCCTTCGGGCAGTTCTCTTACCCTTGGGCATCTTGGAGGGGTTGATGTCCCCCATACCCCGACTTGACATCATTTTTTACCCTTTGTGTAGCCACCGCCACACATTACCATAGTGCCTTTGGTCTTACCACGTTGGGCGCAACCATCGGCACGGGAAGAAGCAGTCATGCCGCCTTTAGCGTAGAGTTCGCCAGCTTTTACACGCTTATCAAACTCGTTAGACATATTCTTACGCAGTTGGTCAACAGTAACGCCTTTATTTTTGGCGTGGGCTTCAGCACGGGCGTTTTGAAGCGCGTCTAAATCGTTTTTAGGTTTAGCGTAACCTTCAGCCTTTAAAGGCTTACCATCAACGCGAATATCACTGCCGGGTTCTTGAGCCTTTACTTTCCCTTTGGGGATTGGCTCATCCACCGGAGTGGAGTCTTCGTATTTATAGTCTTTAGCCATGATTAGCACATCCTTCCTTTGGTCTTGCCTTTTTGAGCAATACCATCGGCACGGCTTGAAGCGGAGGAGACTTTACCGCCAGAAGCCATCTTCTTGACTGCGCCACCTTTTTTGAAGCCGTCTTCACTACCACGGGGGCGTATAGGGACGTTAAATGCACCAGCGAGGTTACGAACGCGGTCAACTTCAGAAGTATCACGCTCCATGCCTGTGGGGGCACGAGACACATAGTTACGCATACCTTCTTCGGTAGTGCTGTTGGCTTGTGGTGTACGACGTGGTACATAGTTACGCATACCTTCAGCAGTCGTACTGTCTGCTTGTGGTTGGGTTGGCATAGTTACACCACGACCAGCGCCAGCCATTGAAGTTGTACGAGTACCACGACTCATACCAGCCTCAGCATTACGAGGATCACGGGGACGAGTGCCACGACTCATACCAGCTTCATCGTCAGCAGAAATAGTAGACCTAGAACTGGGAGCGGTTGCGCGTGCGCGTGAAACGGTTGGCTTACTTGCTGCTGAAGGCTTTGTATCCCAACCCGGTTCTTTTTCTGAACCAAAGTCTGGCCCACCGGGTTCCTTCTCAGACATGCCAGTATCTCTACGTGGTAAGTCCTTGATACCTTCAAAGCCACCGGTATCCATACCAGATGTGTCCGAACCCTTTTTACCTTTGGACAGCATCATGCCCAAGGCTCCAAGAGCGGCTAATCCTGCTAAATCTTTTCCTCTTGCCATGATGTGCTCCTTAGCAATATTTTTTAGTCATTCCGCCTTTTTTCATGGCGGGGCCGGTACCAATTTTGTTACCAGCCATTTTAGGCATCATGCCCTTGGTTTTGCCCTTAGAGGCTACACCATCTTTGCTAGGGGCGGCAGTTTTAACTTTGCCCATGCTAGAAGCAGCCATGCCACCAGAAGCCATCTTCTTCATGGGCATACCGCCTTTTTTCATACCTGCCATGTCGGTATTAGCCATAGGAGTAGGCTTTTTCATGCCGTCCTTAGCGGTACTCATACCGGCCTTCATTGTTGGCTTGCCCATTGCTGAAGGCTTTGCGTCCTTCTTCTTAGCCATCATTGCCATAAATCCGGGGTTCATTTTTGTAGCCATACGGCCTCCTTGTTTAAAAAGTGCCATTGCGCCATGATCGGTCTTTGGCTGGTTTACTACTTGGCGATCTGCTCTAGTGCCACTGCCACCAGAGCCAAACTTCATTCCCTTACTCTTGTCACTGAACTCAGCGCCAACAGACTGGGGTACACCCACTTTCTTGGCAAACCCTTTGTTATGGGCTACCGCGTCCATGAATTTCTTTTGTTTCTCACTCACCGCTGGCATCTTTGTTCCCCTTGCGGTTTAACCAACCCTGTACCGTATTGGTTTCCCAAATACGAATACCCACCCAAATAATACTTAGGATGGCGGATAGTGAAGGTAGCATTTCGGTAAGTGTTCCAATAACAGTGATGAGCGACAGCCCATCAATGAATTGTTTAGCGGTTTCGTGGTTATCAGTCATTTCAGCACATCCTGCCTTTAGTCTTACCCTTTTGGGCTATACCATCTGCGGAGTTCACATATCCACCATCAGCGCAGTTCCACGCTCTAAGACTCTTGTTAATCCTAGAGTTCGGGTCGTTCGCTGTTTTTGCGGATGTCAATTTCTTTTTCATCCCACTCATACGGGCGCAGAAAGAGTCGCGCCTTGAGCCGCCCTCTGGTTGCGGCGGTTTCAAGTTCATCCCTTGCTTTTTCGCGGAGGCTCGCCCCTTGGCGTTCAAGCCACCCTTCTCCGATTTGCCTTCTTTTCTCTGCCATGCGGGGGATTTAGCCATAGAACACCGTAATTTTTGCGCCAGTTGGCAAAGTTACGTGGACATCCGTGTAAAACAAAATACCCTCTCCGGGAATTAAAAAAGATAGGGGGTTTAACGGGGTTGCAGAAATGTTAAATTGCAACCGAATAGTGCCGCCAGAACCGCCGTCTCGAAGAATAATATCCCCTGCCGTACCTGCACCTAAAAACTGATAGCCTTTAACCCGGACACGTCCGGTAACCATAGTGCCAGTAGCTTCAACGTGTGTTGCTAAAACATCGGTTTGTTGCATAACCAATCTCCTTGTTTAAAAACAAGGGGCCGAAGCCCCTAGGACTGATTAGTCAAAGTTACCGTATGGGTAAGTTGTAGTTGTACCAATGTTGCCATCAGGCTGTGTGTAGCGGATTGTGAAGTAGTAAGTACCACCTGTAATTGCCACGTTGGTGCCGTTGATCGACGCTACTGTGAACACAACTTGAGACAAGTTAGGCTCGCCATTTGACTGAACAATATCAGTAGAAGTTGCTTGTTGGTTAGCCAACTGAGTCGCAGTAAACGCATTGAATGATTGACGACCCACTGCTGGAGAAGTCAAAACAGCAGTTTGTGCGTATGTGCAAGTACCTGTAGCGGCAACATAGTCATTGCTGACGTTAACTTGGATAGAGGTCAAAGTACCGCTTGTGAAGGTGGTGATAACACCAATATCAACAAAGATGTCATTGATGCGGCTACCTGCGGGGAGGTATGCAACAAAACCACGATACACAGTAGCAGAGTCAGCAGGGATGCTGGTTGCAGTTAATGTAGTGGAAGTGCTAGGTGTGTAAACGGTTGTTGCCGTATTAGGGATACCGTTTGAATCAACAAAGATACCAGAAGAACCACCAAAACCAGCAGTGTTTGCTGTGGTGTTAGCAATGTTTAAAGTTGCTGATTGAACGAGGCTTGCGTAGCCTACGTTACGAAATGCGCCAAAACGTTGTGTGCCCGAAAGAATTGGGCCATCAAATGTGGAACGTGCCATGACAAAAGTCCTTATGCAAAAGTAACTCTACCAATCGTTGCATCGTCTGCTGGGGCAGTCCGGTAGAGTCAATCACCCAGATGTTTGGAATATACACCATATTTCTATGATGTCAATAAAAAAGGGGGCTTGTGACCCCCTTTCTTTTAGTATGAACCAGATGAGCCGAAAACGCCCAAAGGATCAGACCAGCCGAAGCTGTAACGCTCACGAGCCTTGTAACGCACGTTGCCGGTATCGAAGTCGCCGTCCATGCTGTTTTGCAGCGGTGTACGAACGAAGTGCTTCAAACCGTTAGGTACGTCAGTTGTCAAGAACCAAGCAGTGTTGTCGGTCAAGAAGTGGTTAATTGAATAACCTTCTGGAATTGCACCATTGTTCTTGATCGCGTTGATGTCGTTGTTGTTAGTACCGACGCGGAGTTCGGTTTCCAACAAGCGAGTAGCAACGAATTGCAGTGCTGGTGGGATGATCAACTTCTTAGGCTTTGCAGCAATTAACAGTCCACGCTCATCAGTCCAAGCAGCGATTTGAATAACGGCGGCTTCCAAAGAAGTCTCGTTCAAGTCAGCTTGAGTAGATGGAGTGTTGCTGTTAGTGCCACCAGCGACCAATGGGTGTGATGTAGAGAACAGAGGAACGCCATCGCCACCCACATAGAGGGCAGAGAAACCGTTGTTCAATACAGAAGCACCTTTGACCTGCTTGGTGTAAGCCATAGCACGAGCCAAACCTTTGGTGTAACGAGCAGACAAGCTGTCGTACAAGTTATCTTCAATCGCTTCTTCAGTGATTGAGAAACCCAAAGCAATGGTTTCGTGGTTGTAGCGAGTTGTCCATGCCTCTTGTGCATTGTCATAAGCGATGGCAGAACCTTCGTTTTTGACTGGTGCGGCAGAGAAGCCAGACAGCTTTGTTTCTTCTTCAAAGCTACGCTCTGAAGTTTCTGTTTCGTAAATCTCTTTGTGCTCTTCGCCGTAGCGAGCGTACTCAAGACCGAACAAAGCATTTAAACCCGGGAGGAGTTCTTTAAGTAGTTGTGCGCGTGAAATAGCCATTTGTATTTACTCCTTAGGCGATGCTGGTAGCAGCGTAATACTGGTGTTGACCGAAGTTCAACTTAACCAGCAACTCTGGGTACTGTGCAAACACAATGGTCGAACTAGCAGCAAAAGCGGCTATAGGAGCTTGGTTTAACACAAATGAAGTTGAACCAGCAGTGGCTGCTGTGTCAACAAACGAACCCGAGGGGATGTACTGACCGTTAGAAGCAAGTGAACCAACGTCTGTACCGACAGGCAATGCGAAAGGCAATGCAGAGCAGGTAACAGTAGCGGTAGAAATGCTAGTGTAGGTAGCAGAACCCAAGGTCACAACTGTGTCAGGCACTAAAGCCAAAACACGAATTGGGAGCGCATCGGTAGTAGCGGGTGTATCGCTAGGAGCTAACAAAGCGTTAGCAGAGTCGCCGGTGTTCACGTTACCAGTGTTGTTGATCATTGCCAAGTTTTGGCCGATCATGGCGCGAGCGCCAGAAGCAACAGTAGTACCAGAAGAACAAACGACAGCCTTGAACACTTGATCAGGGTCTTCACAAACAATAGCAACTGCGTCACCAGCGGTGGTGCCACCGGGCCAGTATTGAGCAAACTGCTTTTGTTTGGTGGTTGGGTTTGTATAAGAACAACCCAAGAAAACACCAGTCACAGTACCAAGAGTACCGGTAGAAACAGACAAACGCTGTACATTACCACGGGTCAATCCAATGATGTCGCCGTAGAAAATGCTAGTCGCGTATCCGTAAGGGATCGCATATTCACGGGTAGC